TTGCTCTACCTACACCGAGAGCTGTTAAATCAGTTCTCAGACCAACAACTTGTCCATATATGTTAGTCATACCGGACAAAATAGCAGCATCGTTAATATTTGCTGTGTTGCCAACAGTTACATTGATAGCCGTTGCACCAGAAATTCCAGCAACCAACACTGTAGATGGAATTGTGGCCTCAAATGTTGCCCCAGTAATATTAACTTTAAGAGCATCACCTACAGTTCCTATGTTCCATCCAGTAGCCCCTACAAGCTTTACAGGAAGGAATGTCGCACCACTTGGCCCATATACGGAAATTGAATCTGCTGTCGTGTATAAACGGCCACCGGTAACTTCAACCTGACTTCCTGTAAAAGTTTTTACATATACTGGAGATCCTGTTATACCTGTAGCGATGACAGTTCCGCTTACTGGTTGTGGGAAACCCCCTGCTGTTCCTTGAACCGTAACCAGAGTGGACACAACAGCAGTCAACCCGCTTGAAAAGCTTACAGGGAGTGGAGAGGAGCTTGAAACAATGTTTGCTGTTCCACAAATTCCATACGCTAGTTTAAAAAGTTGAAAGTGAGCGGTTGTACCAGCAAATTGCACTACGTCGGTTGCAACTGCAGCTGTTAAACCGGATGTTTCAATTACAATGTTATCATCATTATCTGAGGCCATTTAGGTTTCCTATAAATAGTTCTAGAATATTTAGAACGTTTAAATATTGATTTATTTTTATAATGGAGTATAGTTACAATGTATATGGATGATACTGCTAAAGAAAAATTTTCAGGCAAAGTTCTCGAAAGAGTTAAAAAAACAAAATTATCCTTTATGGATTGCATTTTAGAATTAAGTGAAGAAATGAATATAGATGCATCCACTGCTGGTAAACTTTTAACTAAACCGCTAATTGAAAAAATTGAACAAGAAGCAGAAAAATTGCATTTCTTAAAAAAGAAAAAAAGCACAAAGCTGCCTCTTGACTAATACACTAACTATACTATACTAACCAAAGAAAGGCCGAGGTAGTTCCTCGGGTTCACTATTATGACAAATTTTTCAGATTTCAAAAAGAAGAGTAAAAACTCAGTCGCATCTCTAACCGAACGCCTTGATAAAATGACCTCTAAGGAAGGTTACAAGGATGAACGTATTTGGAAGCCCGGTATCGACAAGGCTGGCAATGGATATGCTGTAATCCGTTTCCTCCCCGAGATTAGCGGTGAAGACAGCCCATTCGTAGCTGTTTATAGCCATACCTTCAAGGGAAAGGGTGGTTGGTTCTATGAAAACTGTCCGACCACCATCGGAGAAAAGTGCCCGGTCTGCGCTGCAAACACGGAACTATGGAACAGCGGTATTGAAGACGACAAAAACATTGCTCGTCAACGTAAGCGTAAATTGACTTACATTTCAAATATTTTGGTCATCGAAGATCCCGCTAATCCGGAGAATAAGGGAAAGGTTTTCCTCTATCAGTATGGTACCAAGATTTTTCAAAAGATTCAAAGCCTCGCTCACCCAGAATTCCAAGACGAGGTTGCAGTGGATCCGTTTAACTTCTGGACTGGTGCAGATTTTAAGATCAAGATTAGGAATGTTGGTGGATATGTAAACTATGACCGAAGTGAGTTTTCTTCCTCATCACCTCTACTCGGTGGAGATGACAAGAAACTTGAAGAAATTTGGAAAAAGCAATATCCTCTTAAGCCATTTATTGATAAGAGTCAATTCAAGAGCTACGATGAGCTTCAGGCAAGATTGAAGAAGTCTGTCGGTGACGACATTCGTTCTCAATTCACAGAATCAAAGAACATCGAAGACGATGTTGAGGAAACTGTGGTTGACAATGTAGAAGAAAAAGATCCACTTCAGTATTTTTCTGAAATGGATAACGATTGAAAAAAGCCCCGAAAGGGGCTTTTTTTATTTAAACCCAAATAGGGGCATTTGTAATTTTACTAAGCCTATCGTTAAACGCTAAATTTGTTAGAGAAAATGTAGGTCTTCGTTCCAAAAGATCTTTTGGATTTGGTTGATTGTTCATCTTATTTGTTATATCTTGGGAAATTTTATTGACTGTAGGAATTAAATTTTGATCAACTAAATTTTGTAATTTTTCTGTTCTTTGCGCCAATAGTAAATTTTTATCTCTTTCAATTATCGAAGATCTATCTTCAACATTCGGGCTTATCTTTGGCTGTGCTTCAACAGTTGGTTGATTCTGAGCAGACATCAAAATAGTTTCGGGTACCTGTATTTCAAGAAAACTACTTCTAACTTTTTCTGTGGATGATATAAAATTTTCACTTTCTATTAGCGGAGAAAGAATATTAGATTCAGCATCTACGTTTATTTTTAATTCATTATCTGCCATATTGTTGCTCCATGTCTCTTCGCTGTTGCATTAATTTTTCATTGTAATCTGCAACAAGTTTTACATATATTTCTCTCTCCCAAAAATACATATCATCTAAATTATTCAAATTCCATTTTCCGGAATTTATTAAATTAAAATTGGTCACATAATAATCTCTTAAATCAAAAAACTTTAGCGAAAGGTAAAAAAAGTTAGTCTACCAGACACCTCCACTTCTTTACCTTCTTCAAGTAAATTCATATAAAGTTCCGGGTGTTTAATTTTTTCTATTTCATTTAAAAACGAAAGAGGAAGATTGTCTACTAATTCTTTAACTTCTTTTGAAACAAATTTTTCTAAATCGTATACTTCGTTTTTAAATGAAATGCTCTCTATTACAGATTTCATATAAGAAATGTTATCATTTACATCTACGTTTAATAATTTTTTTAAAGTAGGTGTTGTAATGTACAATTGCAATTTTCCACATTCTATGAGTTGATTTTTTATTAATCCATTTTTAAACTTAACATCATTTATGTTGACTTTTATTGGTTTTCCACCAACAATCAAATTCAATTGTTCTTCAACACTTTTTGATCTTATTTGCAGAAACAAATATTCAGCATCAGCCAAACATAAATTTTCTATATCTTTTAAATCTGTGTTAGTTTTTAAAACATCAATTAAACTCTTAATTGCCAAAGAAGAATTATTTTCTTGAAGAATTATTGATATATTTTTTGCATCTTTAACTCTGAACGGTGTGAACAAAACTTTATTTTTACAAAAAGGAAGCTCACACTCATACCAAGGTAAAACAGAATTTATTTTTTCTTTTAAATCGTTCATAATTAAGGAGTATTAAAAAAAGTGTGTATATAATCACGAAAACCAAATAATACGCTGTATGTCATATAACTGTCATTTTTTAACATGGTCATCATTAATGGTTGGGTTTCTACGGGGAAAACCTCAAAATAAGTTATACGGCTGTTTACATTTCCATTTGGATCTAATATATTTATAACCATACTGACGTTTTTTATGGATTGATCATAAAAAGGTAATACAAATGGTTGCCTAGCATCACTAGGAATATTTTTTGCACTAGAAAAAAAATAATTAAACCAGTTATTAAAAAAGTTTAATATGTAATTGTCATTCGTTACTGGAAATGTTACAAGAACTCCATTTCCACCTGCCATCAATTGCTGGCTTCTGGGAACAAATCTACCAAAACCAAAGCCATTTAAATTATCTTGAGTAAAATTTAAAGTTCTTGGAGCCATATCAACTTGTTGGGCTTGTATTTCTATTACTCCAGTATAAGATGGAACGTTAAAAAATGAAACATTAAATCTATTGGTGAGTTGTAAACCACCGTGTCTGTCAACATAATCTTTTATTTGTTGAATTGAATTAAAGCTGCTCATTTGCAAAAATCTCTTTTTCTGTTATTATTTTAAATTCCATTCCATGTTTATCGCAGTAAGCCTTTGCAGCTTTCCATTTTGCTTGGTTAATAACCCAAGTAATTTTTTCTTTTTTGGATGCATTTTCTTTTAAATAAGTTTGCTTTTTTGGTTTTACTTCAATCATCCAAGATTTTTCTTTTGATCCATCTGTAAATTTTATCAAAAAGTCTGGAAAATAATTGTGTACTTTTTGATCAATCGGACTCATATATGGTATTACAACTTCTTCGAAAGACCATTTTTGAACATTATTATTTTCATCACAAAATTTACAAACATTTCTCTCCCACAGTGAACGACAAGTTATTTTTGTGGCATCACCAACATACTTTTCAATATTTTTTGGTTTAAAAGTTGTTCTGTAAGCCATATGAATATTTATCATAAATATTTAATATGCCGAGACTTTCATATCAATATCCTAAAACTTCTCCTTATATTGAGGAACAACCACTTTGGGTTACATTTTCTGCTTCTGGCTATTCTTTAATCAATGCAGTAAGAACAAGAGCTGGTCTATGGCAAACAAGATTCGCAGAAATTTCACTTCCGATGCCAAAAGTTCCAGGATACTCTTTAAGGCACGAATTCGGTGAAGGAACAAATCCCGTTGGGCCTGTTCTATCTATGGGTGCAGTTTCAAATAGTGGTGGTTTTAAAAATTTTGATACTCTTTGGAATCGTATACTGGCTCCAGATGTAGCTGCTACTGAATATATGTATTCCACATCTACTTATAGAAGATTTTCAAATGTAAGTGAATACACCATGGTTTCAGAAGCAAGAAGAATATACAGTTTTGATTATATATTTGCACCAAAAAACAATCAGGATAGCATTGAAGTAGAAAATATAATTGGAACTTTTAGAAAATCTTCCTATCCAACTGTAGCAAATGGTTTACCAGAAAGAACATACCCACAAAATCTTTGGACAATTTCAGTTAGCCCCGGTTTTTCCGCCATTTCAAATCCAACTGGACCACTTACAGATCTGACAGGCAACTGGTTGGGTGAACCACTTCCATGTGTTTTGCAATCAATGGTTGTAAAAAAGAATGACGACAGCGATCCAGTTTTACGCCTATTGCCAAATAATTTATCAAATGTAACTTTATTGGGACTAGTATTTGTAGAGTTTGAAACAGGATCTTATGATCCCATTAGAAATTCACTTTTGTCGAAATCCGAAGTTTCGTTTAATAGTTTTGGAATAAGCTCAATATAAAAATGAAATATTCAACTAATTTACCAGCAAGAACTTATACAACAACAATAGGAGATTTCAATATAATCGATATCTGCAGTTATTATACTTTAGATGATACAAACTTTGAAAAAGTAAACATTCCAATTGATAAAAGTCAAACTTTAGTAGAAGCTAGTTATACAAACTTTAGTGATGTAAATGCTATTTGGTTATTTTTATTTGCAAACAATAAAATAAACCCCTTCACTTTAACAAAACTAGATACACCCACTGCTCTTGCAAAAGTTAAAAATTATGAAGATTTGAATATGTCTGAAGGTGCTGGAGCCGACGCAATAGGAACTAAGGGTGGTATTTTAATAGAAAAGACAAATAACAGCGGTGTAACATGGGATTACGGATCTACTGGAAATTTTAGTTTAACTGGTGGGTTTGCTTTGATTGATGGAGTAAATTCTTTCACCAAATCAGTATTAATAAAAGAACCTAAATCAAATTTACCAATAACGTTGAGTGACGGTTATTTTATGCTTAATCGCAGTTCAAATAATTCTTATTCAATTTATAATTCAAGTAAAGATTTAGAAATTTTGAAACAATCGGCAGCAACACAATCTATAAATACCATACAATACGAACTTGCTGAAATAAATTTAAGAAGAACTACTGCTCTTACTTCAAATCTTCCTTACTTAACCAAAGGAAGTGGTTCTGCATATACCCCAGAAGGAACCGGAGTTACATTTTCTTTCGAAGAAGATGTTAAAAATCAAAATATAGATATATTTGGTTACGATTTAAAGAGTGTAAATTATTCTAATTTGTTGCAAGTGAATCAAAACTACGTTGTATAAAATATGCCTACAGGTATAGAACAATTAAATCCGGCTTATTCAAAAATATTAAACATTGTTCTTCAAAAAGACAATGGAGATGAAGCATTTTCAATACTAAAACCAAATACACTTTGTAGATTTGAAAAAATGGAATTTTTGGAAAGTATTTTTGAATTATTTCCAAGTGGATCTTTGGTTGTTAAAGATACATCAGACATAATAAGCCACATAAAAAGAGAAGAAATCGACACAATTGTTGCCACTTTTATAAATGGTGAAGTTAATAAATTTTCAATAACAAGTACTTCTTATATTACCAATGCTGCTTCAGAAACAGAAGAAAACTTTGTTTCTATAAATTTTAGCAATCATCTTTATAAATTATCACAAGATAATTCTTTAATAAAAATATTAAACACACCAAAACCAATAGTTAAAAAAGTAAGTTCTTTAGTATCTGATATAGTTTCAAAATCAACTTCTTTGTTTTCTGAATTTGAATCGGCAACTGCACCAAGATTGATGGTTAACGATGAAACTTCAAACTATGCTTTGTATAAGCCTTTAAATCCTCTTGAAGATAAAATTGAAGTAGCAAATGAAAATTTTATTCAGTACTTGTATTATCTTTCAAGTATGGCATGTAATAAGTTAACGTTTGAACCAAATTATTTGTTTTGGACGGGTTTTGAAAATCAATTAAATTTTAAATATTTTTATAGAAATATAGAGCAAGACACTTCAAAAATAAATAAATTAAATTCTTATAATTTAAGATATGCTGTTTATAATTCAGACGCCACCAATATTCGAATACCCAGAAACGGTAAAAAGCATTATAAAATTTACATATTAACAACAGAACCTGCAGACCAATTTGTTTCTAAAAAATATTATTATGTTAGAAAAACACCAAAAATTTTAAATAAACGACCACCGGGATCTACAGAATCTACAACAGAATTGTTAACATATCAATTTCAAGACGAAGGTGAAAAATTTGA